CCTGCGCGCACGCGTCCTGCTGGTTCATGTACTGGTTAAGGGACAGGTTAGGGTGCAGCTGCTGCGGGGTGGGGGTGCAGCTGCTGCGGGGTGGGGGTGAATCTCCTGCACCCTCCAACCCCGCAGCATTTGCGGGGTAGGGTGAATCTCCTGCACCCTTCCGGGCACCCGGCTTGCTGCGCTTCGCCACGACGTGGAGGTCCATCCGAAGGGTGAAGAGGCTGGTCTGCCGCAGCCGTCGCACGACGGTGATGTAGCCCTCTGCCTCCAGCGTCTTGAGCGCGCCTTGCACCGACCGTTCGGAGAGCCGGCACTCGGCTGCGATGGTGGCGACGGATGGGAAAGAATGCGCTCCATCCTCATTCGCGTGCTGTGCCAGGGACAGCAGGACCAGCTTCGTGGTGGACGTGAGGCCATCGACCTCCCACGCCCAGATCATCGCGCGGAAACTCACAATGTCACCGGCGCGCCATTGAACCCGCGACGGTTTTTCAGTATATCGGACGTCATGTGGCGATCCCTCTCGCTGCTATGGGCCGGGTCGAGCGTGTGGTGCGCTCCCCGGCCCGCCCCTTTTATGCCCCACGCGCACCCCGCCGGCTACCCACCAGCCGGATCGACGAAGTGCGTTGTCTCAGCCTCCCATTTCAACCGCACCAGCTGCGGCCGCCCTCCGCGAACCTTGTCGAAGATCGCCTCGGCCTTGCCGTATAGCCGGGCCTTCTGCTCGTCGTAGTCGCGCACGCGCGCCTGCCAGGTGGCGAGCGTCTCGCCTGCCTTCTGCTCTGGCGCGTCCTTCGGCAGGTAATATTCCGGGCGGTAGAGGAAGACGACGCTGTCGGCATCCTGCTCGATATCGCCCGACTGCCGAAGGTCCGGCAGGGTGGGCCTCTTGTCCTCGCGACCCTCGACCGCCCGACTCAGCTGCGCCAGCGCCAGCACGGGACACCGCAGATCCTTCGAGAGCTTCTTCAGCCCGCGGCTGATCACCCCGATCGCCTGCGTCGCCCCGTCGCCGCGACGCGCCCCGTCGACGTCGTGGGCGATGATGTGCAGATGGTCGACCAGGACCAGCGAGAGCCCGCCAAATTTCCGGTGCGCCTCCCGCGCGCGCATGGCGATCTGCTGCATGTTCAGAGCCGCTGTCTCGTCGATCAGCAGCGGCAGGTCTGCCAATTCCTCGCGCGCCATGGCCAGCGACGATCGGTGGAACTGGTGCTCGCCGCGTTGGAGCACGTCGCCTGGGATGGCGCCGAAGGCTGACAGCGCACGCTCTCCCAATTCCCCCGCGCCCATTTCCAGGCTCTGGACGAACACGCCGCCCGGGCTGGCCCCGTCGCGGCACGCCAGTCCCACGTTGATGGCGATCTGCCACCCCAGGGCCGACTTCCCCATGCCGGGCCGCGCCGCCAGGATGTGCAGCGTGCCCGGCAGCATCCCGTTGTAGACCCGGTCCAGCGACGGGAAGCCGGTGAGCGTGCCGCCGCGCCCCTGGCCAAGGGCCGCGCGCTCTGCCCGGGCTATTGCCTCGTCCATGGCGTCGTTCATCGAGACCATCGGCTGGCGCGTGGTGCTGCTGACGGTGGACGCCTCGATCCCCTTGATCGCGTCGTCCACGATCGCCGGCACATCGACCGACCCGTCGAAAGCCTGGTTGACCAGATCCTCTCCGACAGAGATCAATTCGCGCCGCGACCACGCATCGGCGATCGCCCGCGCGTACTCCGCCGCGTTGATGATGCCGACCATGCACGAGAGCAGCTGTGCGATGTAGCCGGCCCCGCCGACCTCCTCCAGCACGGGGGAGTTGGCATACCGGCCGGCCAGCCAGACCGCATCGCCCACGCCGCCGCCGCTGATCTTGTCGGCCAGGCTGCGGTAGAGCGTGGCGTGGACCTGATCAGCGAAGTGTTCCGCGCGCAGGAAGTCGGCCACCGCGTGGTAGGCCTTGTTGTTCGCCATGATGGCGCCAAGCAGCGCCTGCTCTGCCTGAAGGTTGTGGGGGGGGAGGCGCATGGCCAACCCCATCAGCGGATTGCCCGGGGGGGCCCCGCGCGCGGCGCTCACTCCGAGCCCCGCGTCTGTGCGCCGATCAGGTCTGCCAGGGACCGCATGGCACCCGTGGTGCCGTCGATCTCCTGCAGCACATCAGCCGCATGCGGCTGCGTCGCCAGCCACGCAGTCCAGGCATTGATCATGTCGGTGCGCCGACGCTGCAGATCGGCGTAGGGATCCAGGATCTGCCGCTCTTTCGGTCGCAGCAGCACTACGTTATCGGCCACAACACCCTCCCGCTGGAAGCGCGGGACCATAGACCGCGCCGGCGGGTCTATGCCATGGGTTTTTTAGCCACCGCGCGTGTGGCGCAGCACCAGCTGGCGNNCGCCTCGAGGTCGGCGTCGTCACGCGCCGGCGCCCCCTCGCGCAGCCACGCCTCGAATGCTGCCAGGTGCGCTTCCCGCGCCGCCACCAGACGGTCCTGCGCGGCTTGGCGCTGGCAGGGGCCAGGGAATGGCACCACGGTGTCGGAGTCGCTCACGCGGCCGCCTCGCCGCTTCGCGCGCTGCCCTGACCGCAAGCCTTACACGGCACTGGCCCGCGACGGTCCATCGATCGCAGCTCCGTGCCGCCGATCGTCTGCTCGGCGCCGCACGTGCAGCGGCAGATCCAGTGCGCGCGCGACCGCCGCGACCACGACTGCCGCAGCACGGTCCAGTGCTCCAGCACCTGGCCGCGCATGTTGATGGCGACCGGTCCTGACAGGCTTCGTCTGGCGTCCTCGCCGCTCACACCAGCTGGCTCCATTGCTGGCGGCTCAGGACGAACCGCCGGGAGAACTCCCATATCACGCAGGCGTCCGACTCGTTGTCATCCCGCACGGCCCAGCCCTTGCCCTCGCACCACAGCATGCTGGCCGCCTTGGCGTTGCGACGAGCCGACCCCTTGATGATGCGCTTGTGCTCGTCGCGCTCGGCAAATCCGCCGCGGCCCAGCACATGCTTGCGCGCGGTGCCTTCCGGGATCTCGCGCACCTGCACTTCCATGCGCCATCCCGAGGACTCCGCATGCGCCGCCAGCCCCAAACCGAGCCGGGCGGTGGTCTGCACTTTCGCGTACGGCAGCGCGTAGACGATCAGCGACGGCTTCTGCAGCGTGATGAAATCCTCCAGCCGGTTTTGAAGGTCCACCCACGTCTCGCCCATGTCGCGGATCCCGCCGTTCAGAAACCATCGACCGATCAGGGGGGCGTTGGCGCGCACCCCGCCATAGGCCCAGCCCGTCGACAGCGACAGGTCGAGCGCCAGGATGCCCCCCTGATCCGACATCAGAACGCGGCCGGCGCGCCGGTCAGGCCATCCACCGCCTTCGCCGCCTCCTTGCGCTGCTTCGCCGTCAGCGGCTTGGCCGCCCGTCCTCGCCCGCGGCGCGCGCCCATCGGCACCACGTTGCTGGTGTCCATCTCGGGTTCTGCAGCGTCTCCCGTCGTCGCCGTGCTGGCATCCTGCGCGGCACCAGAGTCCCCTGCGCCCTCGCGCGTCTCAGCCGCCGGNNACGCGTGGTGGTGCGCGGCGCATCCTTGCGGCTGAAGGTGGTCATGACCTCCTCGCCCTGACCGCGATGCCAGCCACGCGCCCAGGCAGCGTGCGCCGCGCTGGCCGGCTCGTGCGGGTTCGTGTCAGCGCGATCGCGCGCACGACCAGCCTTGTAGCCCTGCTCTTCGGCAATCTGCTCGGAGAACAGCGTCACGGCTTCCGCAGTCGGCTCCTGGTCCGCATCGCCGAACAGGTCGGGCTGCTTCTGGCCGATCTCCGCCCCTGTGTAGTTGGAATACCGGAAGAGGTTGCGGATGTGCAGCTGCGCCTGCTCTTCGCCGACCTTGACCAGCTTCTCCATGATGGCCAGCGCCACCGTATCCACGCCCGCGTCCTTCGCGCGCTGGATGGCCTTGCGGTAGTGGCCGACTGCCGACTCCATCGGCGCGCGCGCCTGCCGGATGCGACGGTAGTGTTCGAGGAACGCGTCGGGCGAAAGCCCACCGGTTTCGTTGTGATCGAGGCGCTTGGCCATCTGGCTCTCCTGATGATGGCGGCACGCAGCCGCCGGTGCTCTACGACTTCGAGAGGGGTTTCTGGTCTGGACCATACAGGTCCGGTCGCAGCGTGTGCGGCGGGATCTTCAGCCGCTTCGAGATGGCGTCGACTGCCTTCTTCGGCACGCGCTTCCAGACTGACACCGCACCAGTGGTGACGCCGACGATGGCGGCCAGGATTCCGATGCCGCCGGCAGCCTCGATGGCCGCCGCCAGCCCCGCATCCGCACGCGCTCGCTTCGGCCTGCCGCCCTTTTTCTTTGCGGCGCTCGGTGCTTCAGTCGGTCTTGTCGTGCGGTCCTGCGCCACCGTGCATGCCCTTTGGGTTTTTCAGTTTCCACTTGCGCAGGGTTTTATAGGTGCTCTATCGTCGGCATATCAACCCCTGGACGAAACCGATGCGCCACATTCGCTACATCGAGCCGGCGCGGCCCAGCACGGGCACGCGCATCCGGCGCACCCTCCTTCAGCTTCTGGCCGGCGTCGTGCTCGGCGCGATTGCGATCGCGGCATGGCGCGGGCTCGCGCTCTGATGGCGCACGACCGCCGGCAAGCGCCGCGCCGCGTCGACCAGCCCGAGCCAGGCTTGTTCAAGCTGCGGCTGGTGCGCGGGGGGCCTTTCGTGGCGGCCGAGATCCACCGCGACGACGCCGGCCGCTGGATCGCGACCATCAACGGCAAAGCGGCCGACGGGCACCCTGATCCGGCTCTCGCCGAGGGCGTGTTCCGCATCTGGCACTACGGCATCCGCATCGACGCCAGCGAGCATGCCTTCCTGGTCGAGCGCGCCGCCTGGGCGCGCGTGCACTCCCCCGACAACCCCGAAGCCAACCCCGAGCGGCCGATCCGCCTGGGCGCGCTGCCGCCTGCGTTCTGACCCACGAAAGGACCACCATGACGGAACTCACCGAGGACTTGCTGGACCACATCGCCAACCGCAACGGCGAATTGGCCAGGTCGATCGCGACCTACCGCGAGGTGGTCGCACAGCTTGCCGCGCTGAACGCGCATCCGATCCCCTCGATCCAGGTCACTGTGCACGTCGCTGGCAAGCACTACACCATGCGC